GGCATGTGTCATTTCTCATGGTTCTGTGATGGGTTGAGTGATGAACCCATGGAACTAGATGCGTATGAAGAAGCACAAATCATTGCTGAGATGTCACTCAGAGGTGGTTGGAGAGGAATCTCAGAAGGTGCTACACATTATCATGCGACTTATGTAACCCCAAACTGGATCAATGATCGTGGCATGGTGCCTGTAGGTCGCATCGGAGCACATAAATTTTATAGGTGGCATTAAGTATAAATACTATGAAATAACCTAGAGTTTTTTTCATGGCATCTATTTCGTACACAGATCTTCTTAAACGTCAAAACGTTGAAGTCTTGGTAGATCGCGTAAATGCTAAAGGCGCTCTGAGTCTAGGTAATAAAGATGGAGGCGATTTACTCCATCTAACAGGAAAAATTAAGTACGACGGTAAAGAAAGTAAAAATCCTAGCGCCGCTGAAGTTAGAATGTTTTTGGAAAATAAAAAATTAAGTGACAAATTAGAAGTTCATACCAAAGAAAAATCATATCAAGCGATTACCAGATTCTTCAAAGAAAAAGATTTTGGAGGCGTTGCTGCTAAAGCTGGCGGTCAAGGCACTGAAAGACAAGAAGAAGGTATCATCATAGAAATCCGAAAGGCTGTAAAGGCCAATGGTCCTACTAAAATCGTCGGAATACCACCGCGCTTTCTTATCGATGACGCCGCCAAGAATGAAGGGCTAAGTTCTATAGGGCAAGAGCCTTATATTGATGTCTATCTCATGACCAACAAAGGCAAGAAGATCGGTTGTTCTATGAAAGGCACCTCTGCTCCCTCATTAGCTGGTGGTGGTCTGGGTGGCATGAATGTTGTTGTTCCTCACCTGCCTCCTTTAGTTTATAAAGCCATACTCAAGCACCTCAAAAAAGAAGGGCATGGGCATGATGATGTAGTGAACAACGATGATCTACCAGATTTTTATATTCAAGTACCACCTGATGATGTTGAGGCTCTATTGAAAGGCAACAAAAAGATGGGTGGACCTATAGACTATATGTACATCGGTCCTATGGATGTTACCGCTAAGATGCAAGGCAGTCAATTGAAGCTTAATGGTAACTTCTATTCAATTGATGATTATATGAGAAAAATACCCAAGTTCTATTTTCGTGTTAGAAAAAGAGATCTTGACCAAGACAATATGGTTAAGATAGACTACAAAAATAAGAACAAAGAAGGGTTTCCAAAGGTGTTTGTTTCACCTAGAACAGGTAAAAATAATTTAAGAATCGTAATTGTAGATAAAGTGCCTGGTACGGGTAAGTTATTAAAGCTATAAGGAACAATAATGTTATCGTTAAATGATTTCATAACAGAACAGAAGAACACTCACATGACCCACATTGAGGACAAGGTTCTCTACGGTGGGGTTAACGGTACACGCCAAGCAATCTTTGCTCTACGTGATATGCGTGATATGTTAGGTGGGCATGGTGGTTCTGTGTCTGTCAAGTGGGACGGTGCTCCTGCGGTATTCGCTGGAACAGATCCCAGTGACGGCAAGTTCTTTGTAGCAAAGAAAGGTATCTTCAATAAGAATCCCAAGGTCTACAAGACTAAAGAAGATATTGACAATGACACCTCTGGTGATCTCAATAAGAAGCTACAACTAGCCCTTACGCATCTACCCGCGCTTGGTATCAAAGGTGTCATTCAGGGAGACTTTCTGTTCGATCAATCTGAACTAAAGACTAAGACGATTGATGGGCAGAAGTATGTAACCTTTCATCCTAATACAATCGTCTATGCTATACCTGAAGCCCAAGCTGGAGCTGTCAAGAAAGCAAAGATGGGCATCGTGTGGCACACCACGTACACTGGCAGCACCTTTGAGTCTATGAGTGCATCGTTTGGTGTTGATGTGTCTAAACTAAACAAGTCTAGTGCGGTGTGGTCACAAGATGCATTTTTACGTGATCTTACGTCTGCTACTATGACTAAACGGGAGACCGCAGATGTTAACAAAACTTTATCGCAAATTGGAGTTCTTTTCAATTCTATTAGCGGGTCGACATTACGAACACTGGAAGGAAACCAAGTCCTCGCCCAACACATTGAACAATTCAATAACACCTACGTCCGAGCAGGGCAAATCATCGGAAACAGCAAAGCCCACACAGCAAAGTTAATCAAATGGATTACCGCCAAATATCAGAAAGAGATTGATGCTAGAAAGAGTGATAAAGGTAAGAGCACCCAGAAAGCCAAACTAGATGCCCTGTTAGTGTTCTTTTCTGACTCTAACAAAGAAAATTTAGCTAGGATGTTTGAATTACAGAAATTGATCGTACTTGCAAAATTAAAACTTATAAATAAACTTAATCGTTTGCAAAACGTAGACACTTTTGTCAAGACCAGAAAAGGTTATAAAGTGACAGGTGCCGAAGGATACGTTGCAATCGATAAACTTGGTGGTGATGCAGTGAAACTTGTTGACCGTATGGAGTTTTCATACAACAACTTTTCACCCGATATTTTAAAAGGATGGGACTCAACCAGTAGAGGATAACGATGTTATCATTTAAAGATTTTATTGTAGTAGATTACAAACCTGGCGAGCATGAACTTGTCAAGTATGCCGCACACAAAAGGCATCGTGGTCGCATCGGCGAAGAAACCACTGACGAAGCCTTAGACTTCTCCCAAAGACGAGCCCGCGCTCGATCCATGAAAAAGAACAAAGCCAAGATTGCCATGGGTCGAAAACGTATGGCTAAAAAACCCGCTGACGCTGAAAGATTAATGAAACGTGCAAATAGACAAGCGCGTATGGATATGTTCAAAAAACTATCTAAGGATACTCCTAAAGGTGATGTAGATGTTGCTCGCAGACAAGGGATAGAGAAACGCCTAGATAAGTTAAAGCCACGTATTCAAAAGATTGCGAGAAAAATGTTACCTCAGATTAGGAAACAGGACAAAGAACGAAGAATGGGCAAGTCAGGAAATAAATAATGTCTTTAAGTTTTAAACAATATCTTGTGGAAGAGCAACGTGAAGTTTTCTTCACGTTTGGTCGTATGAATCCGCCCACTATTGGCCATGGTAAATTGATGAAGGTGTTGGCCACTAAAGCAGGCAAGAATCCTTACAAGGTATATCTCTCACAGTCTAGTGATCCTAAGAAAAATCCACTATCGTATACCGATAAAGTTAAGCACGTTAGAAAGATGTTCCCTAAACAAGGTAGAAGCGTCATTCTTAATAATAAGATCCGCAACGTTTTTGAAGTTGCGGTTTCTTTATACGACCAAGGTTTCAATAGAATTACTATGGTTGTGGGTTCTGATAGAGTTACTGAGTTTCAAACACTTCTCAACAAGTACAATGGTGAGAAAGCACGACACGGCTTCTATAACTTTGAGAAGATCAGTGTAGTATCTGCTGGCGAACGTGATCCAGACGCTGAAGGTGTTGAGGGCATGAGCGCGAGTAAACAACGTGATAATGCCAAGAACAATGACTATCAATCATTTTCACAAGGCTTGCCATCAAGCATGTCTAATCGTGATGCCAAGAAACTATTCAACGATGTTCGCGTAGGCATGGGTTTGAAAGAAACGGTTCAGTTTAAAAATCATGTCGCCCTTGAATCTGTTAGCGATCTTCGTGAAAAATATATTTCTGGAGATTTGTTTAATGAAGGTGATCGTGTTATAATTACATCTTCAAAGAAAGAAGGTTATGTACATCGTCTGGGCACTAACTATGTTATTGTAGCATTAGATGAGGGTAGAGTTTCTCGCCAGTGGTTAGAAGCAGTAGAGAAAACAGATCGTTGGTACAAAGATGAACCCGAATGGGGCACTCCAGAGTCTACCAAGTCTGCTAAGAAGACTACTCCTGGTGAAAAGAACGAAGATCAAGTTGCTAATACTCAGATGAAAATTGATCGGGAAAAAGAATCTGATAAGATCAAGTTTGATCAGATGCTCGACAAAGCGCGATTAGCCAGAGCAGTACGCAAGAATCGAGGGCTTCCACCTAAACCTACTAAAAAAACAAACGAGGCTGGTGGTGACAAGATGAACGGTGTAAAGTTTGATCCTAAATCTACTGTGACATTTAAAAGCCTAGTAAGTAAGAAAAAGGTATAAATAGTCTCATGAAAACCTTTAAAGAAGCAGCATTAAAATTACGTCAAATGGACGTTAAACCTGCCGCCAAACATATGGCGTCTCAACATATTGAGAAGGGTAACTTCAAGAAGACGTTGGATCTTTTAAAGTTTTTAGGTAAGAAAGTAAATGTAGATAAGTCTACTGAAGGAAGCAGTAAAGCACTTTGGACAATAGAGGCAACAATGAAAAATAGTACGACAATAAATGAGTTG